GCATTTTCAAATTCATAAAGTGCGAAAAGGAGTTGTTCGTCGTCGGATGTCATTGTTTATGTTTATAATTTATCCTTTAATCCGGCACTTAAGGGCAAAAAAGATTATCCATGCCATGAGTACATCGACACTATAATGTGCTCTCGTAGAAATCGTGACAAGTGAAGAAAAAATTGGATATATAGGAAATAATCCATTATTCAAAAAGTGGGAAGTGACAAGATTAAAAGTTGTATGACCAGAAAACATATAATCATTACAGTTAGATAAAGGACTACCTTTTCTGCATGGATTACTTTTGGCGCGGGGAAATTGTGTTACCATATTGGAAATAGCCCTCATGAAATACATCATGGTCAAGAATTTGATATATGATTTTTTATCAATCGTATTCCAATTCATTATAAGGAAAATAAGGGGTATGAATAATGTGACATCATGTAAATATTCGTGATTAGTCAAGTCTGGTAGAATATCAAATCCAATGTCTTTGATTTTCCCCCCGAATCCTTCACCACGTGTTCGTGATACAAATCGCCCAATGAGAGTGTTCATTAAGAGTGCTAGTCCGAGAAGTAGCCACATTAATATAAATCAACATTTTTGTTTTACCCAATCTCTATCGACTTTATATATTTTAGAAAGTTTGGGATCTCTATTCTTAAATAATATCATCAAAGCATTGAGACGACGAAAAAGACTCATGGGTGATTGACCTGAACGAATAATACGCATGAGTGCCCGATGTCTAGCAAGTTTCGTTTTATCTTTTAAATCTACGTACCCATGACGACTGAGATTTCCATTTGTACTTATCATGAATATGACCGCCATTTAATATAAACAAGTATTTTTATACCGTTGGTATAAATTCCCATTTAAGATCTTTACAGATCTTTTTCCAAATTACATCTTGTTGATACAATTTCTCTTTAGATTTAAGTAATGGAAAATATTGTAGATAAGCATCTTCACCTAAAAGTTCACAGAATTTGTATAGTACATATGAATAACTTAAAAAGTTTTTCCTTTCTGTTGGACAATTGTCATCGAATGGTCGCTGTATATCTTTGAACATGATTCTTAGACACTCTTCTAATTCAGCTGGCATATTTGGTGGTTTAATACCGTTTAATATATTTGTAATATACGGTACATGCTCATAATATTTATTCAATCTCAATTTTTTTAAAAGACCTCTAATTTTCGCATGTGTTATATCTTCTAAATTTTTGATTTTCATCTTCTTGAGTTCTGAACGAAGTTGTTCCATTACTTCAACCGGTATTGTAGTTGTTTCTTGTGCCTGAAATTGTGATAACCATTCATTAAAATGATTTTCTCGTTTATATGAATAATTTACAATTTTCTCAGATGTTTCTTGTTCTTCTCGATACGTAAGTTCTTCGTTTATATGGGCGGCTACAATTACACCACATCCATCACATATTAGATCACTCGCAGTTTGATCAAGTATTATATTACTATATTCACAAGTTTTACAAGTTTCAATAACTCGTTCGATTGGTCTTGCTATATTCTTTTTCTCTACTTCAACTAAGTAATCTGTAAATATATCTTTTCTAGCAAGACCAACTGTTTCTATAACATTAAAAACATTATCTGTATGTGTTGTATCATTAGTCTCAGATAAATGTCGTTCAATGAATGGCATACATTTTATCATATAATCTGACATTTGAGATTCATATTTCCTTTTATTTATAGGATCACTCTGTATAAGCTTAGACCATTCATCTATTCGGTTATTATATCTACTTAAAAAATTGCCTTCCATTCTTTATATAAAGATGCTCTTCAAACTTTTAAGTAGTCTTCATTATTATTATAAGAAATTTACGACACCTCCAGACTATTATATCATATCAGAAGAAATTGAATATAAAATTAATTATAATATGAAATATCTTGTAGAAGATGAATTTTGGAGACGAGAAAGTAAAGACTGGGATGGTATATTAGAATACTATTATAGTAATGTTACGAATGGTAATTTCAGGCACACTTCTATACCCCAAAATGTTGAGAACATTATTTTACGAATCAAATATTATTTTAATGGTCGGGAATATACAGTTGTTTCTAATGACATAAACTTCAAACCGGTTGCGAGTGAGAATAAAACAATGAGGTTTAATATCCCAGTGAGTAGTGCATGGATAGTGGATCACGATGATAAACCACTACAAAACATTACTGACAGGGTGAAACGATACAGTGGTCCAGGAAATGATTTTCATGGACAAAAGGTACCAATAGAAGATTTTTTATATTATGATCAAGAGTGTTTAAAAGAAAGATTCCCAAAAATTTTATTAATTAACGGTATTGGACTAAAAAAGATTGTGTCAACTGTTACTGGATTTACTACGGATCTTCAGATACCTTAGTTGCCAAGTAAAACTTAAGTTCACCTAAATTAGCTACATTATATTTAAGAATTAAAAATCTATTTCCCGTTTCTTGTATAATTTGCACAGACGCACACATACTCGTCGCCTTTGTAAAGATATTTAAATATTTCAAACTATATAAACCTGTGATACTTGGACTTTTTTCTGGACACTCAATAGATGTTTCTTGATTTGCGAAGTCTCCCTTACATGATAGATGGAGGAGAGTGTCTTCTCGTTTAATTTCAATTTCGGATCCAAGGTTTGACATATCACGACAGAGTCTTTGGAAATCTGCTGAAGGTAACGTGGTAATTGTTGACATCATTACATTAGGCACTTCAATTCGATTTTCATTAATATCAAGAAGTTTCAGTTGAAATTTAGTACTGGTTTTTTTCGCTTCACTCGTAATTTCGATATCCATATATTCCTTTGAATTGATTTCAAGTTTGATGACATCATTATTTGTGATTGTCTTTAAAAGTTTGAATGTATTTGAAATATTTATACCGGCTATAATCTCTTCCTGATCACAATGATACTCTTCAAAATTGTCTGCTGCTAGATGCATATCAATAAGGGATGTACGAGCTGTGTCCAATGTTACTACATACATACCCTGTGGTCTAAAATATATATTCACGTCATTAAGGATATCCTTAAGAACTTCGAATGTAGACTTAAATGCAGAGGCTTGTATAGAAACAAGTTTCATGGCTACTAAAACCACGGATTACATCTTTAAATCTGTATACGCTTCACCCTTCGATACATCGCGACTAATTTTCTCTTCAAGTTCTTTTGTCATTGCTGGCTGAAGAGACTGACCATAATTATCTAAATAAAACATATTTGAATCTCTAGCACTTCCTTCTAAGGAAGTCATTGAACATACATCACCACCAAACCCAGCGTGATCAATATCCTTTTTAGGTAACAGTGATTCAAGCCAGTTTTTTATTTCATTTCCAACTAGGATCTTACCATTTTTAGTGAGCATGGTTGGTACCCGTTTAAGCTGGGTCTTATACCGATTAGGTATACCCTGTGTATTTACATTGTGGTAATGTACTATCTGTTTCAATTGTGAATGATCATTAATATATTGGACAAGATCCATAGAGTGTTTACATCTTGGGCTGTATATCAAGAGCGACATCTACTATCTATAGGGTATTTTGTAAAAAAAAATTAACGCATTATAGTAAAGATGCATTTACTTAAAATTGTCATCGCAATTTTGGTTGTACTGGTTATCCTTTGTATGGTGAAACGTGAAAATTTCACGGAAACGTTCGGCTTCTCAGGATACAAGAAGTCCGTAAATTATCTGAAACTAAATGATCCCAGACCAGATTTATCTGGATTTTCTCTAGTAGAAGGAAATGTCGATAGCGACATGATGGAAAAATTCGTAATTGGAACGAATAAGGAATTGTATAAACGACTTAAGTTTTCTACATACATCATTGAAACCCAATCTATCAAAGTATACAAGAGTTCCCAGAGCAGTCTCTATGAGTGTACGTTTACTGTTGTTCGTAACGGTGGGTTCGCATTTGGGTTTGTTGTCGCGGCAACATTCGAGGTTATAGGTGATAAAACTAAAATTATATCTCTTCGCTCACAACCACTCAACAATCAATCGAATAGTGATATTAAGGTATACACAAAAGGGTCAGCAGGTAAAGAATTTATTGATTACAAACTCGTTAAGGAAGGTGCGGTCCCAAATATCAGTGAGTTAGATTCGATAAAAAATAAGTTGGGCTAATTGTAATGATCAACATCAATGATATTTTAGAAATTGATGAGAAAAAGAAAAGAATCAAAAAGGAGATTTATACTAAGATATATGATCAATTTTCATCTAAAATTAAACAATGTGTAGAACTTGGTCACAAACAAGTGTTTTTAACAGTACCTGTGATATTAATAGGATACCCGGTATTTGATAGAAACGCGGCTGCGCGCTACCTCACACGTCAATTTGAGCTTAGTGGTTTTATTGTACAACTTGTTGCTGATCACGATATTTATGTGTCATGGAATATTTCCAAGAAGAAACGACAACGTGAAATTGAAAATGAAGATATAGAATTCCCTAATCTAATGAACTTGAAGAAGATGGCTAACAAATACAGGGGGAATGGTGCGTAGTAAATATTAAATTTAAAAACCTACTTAATCATAAATGGATAATTTAAGCATTTTGACAGAAGCGAAACGCGAATACATGGGGCAATTATGTCTCATAATGTGTCCACCTATGATTGACGTTTTTAACGATATATATGACGAGGCAAATAAATTGTCTAACGGACGGAAGGTTCTTGTAATGTTTCAAAAGCTCCTCAAGGAAGTCCCAAATTGGTCTAATGCCATGTCTAAACAACACGCGGATAGTATTGCTAATACATGCGCTTGGTTTAGTGATCTCTTAGCTGCTGTATTCGTCGCATGTACAAAGATTCTTTCCGCGGTTCGTCTCAAGGCGGATAACAAAAAGATTTCTTTAAAATTGCCAACCAATGAAGTTTTTATTCAGACTTGCTACAATAACATCGCGAAAGATCTTTATAGAGATCCATACGTATTCCATGAAGATCAAAGTATTTATCACCGCGACGTAAAGCTGACAACCCGTTTCTGTACAGCTATTGAGAATTCTATAAAAGAATTGATCCCTATTCAACAGATCTTACAAACGTACATGTCCCAAGATTCGAGAGATATAGATTTAGATGGTGACGTTGAAGATAGTGAAGACCCAGACATCTTCGAAGGGGGGGATGAACCCATACCTGAACCCATCCCCGAACTTGAACCCGAGCCGATGATGTCACCAGAAGAACAACAGGGAGAGATGCCCACAATGGAATCGAATGAGTTTAAAACTGTACCAGGGGTTCAGAGTCCCGACATGGGTGAGGAACCATTACCTGAGTCTGGAATAGAACAAGAACATCAGCAGGAGGATGATGTTCTTTTTGGTGATGCACCAGACTACCACACAAAAAAAGTTGGTTATAATTAAATGGAACTCTCCGAGTATTTACGTGACCCAGTTTACGCTGGCCTTATTGCTGGTATGATAACTGCTGGGTACATTCATGCTAAAGCATATTTAAACAATGAAGGTAAATTAGAAATTAATCAGTATACTAAACCAGCTGTACTTGTCGCAATTCTTGTGTATTTTATTGTGGTTAATGGTATTGGTCAAAAAGAGATTATTTCTGACGATCCTTTCTAACTTAAAGATTACACCGTACTATTAAGAAAATGGCGTCCGTTACTGCGTTTAACGATATGATGGGTCAATTTCTTGTGGAATTGCACAAGACTTTTCCAGAGGAAAAAAGTATCAAGAAGATGTTGACATCGTTCGACCTCATTAAAACGACAAGCCCCCGACTTCTGGTTGATAGTTTCATGAAGAGTGTATCCCCTTACGCTGAAAGCATTTCATCTAAAGATGAAATATTTATTCTCGTACACTCGAGTGATATTGAATTTCTCGCGGAACTCAATATTGTTAATCTTTGGAAGCGTATGGGTCAAGGTACAAAGGATGCAATTTGGCAGTACCTCCAGACATTATACATTCTAGGAACCACCATCCAATCTGTACCCGAGGATACTCTCACCGCCATTGAGGCTATGGCCAAGGATGTGGCTGATAAGATGGCTGCAGGTGGTGATGACATTAACCAGGATGCACTTATGAAAATGATGGGAAGTATGACTGGAATGCTTGGCAACCTCCCCCAAAAATAAACCTCATCTATATTAAATGAAAGTTTGGTTCGAAGATCCTAAACAACTCGTCAAAAATAAAAATTTTTTAGACTTCTGGCCGACAAGTAAACAGACACCAGAAGAGAGAATTAATGCGGCATCTCGATTTATCATTTATGCCTCATGTATTTTGTTCTTGATTCGTCGCGATCCTCGGATGCTTGTTCTCGGTGCAACGATGTTATCGGTTATATATGTTATGTATAAAGCAAAACTTATTAAGGAACCGTATGAACATACAGAAAAATATGAAGTTTGTCAAAAACCCACAAAAGAAAATCCACTTGGAAACGTGTTAATGACAGATTATACAGACGCACCCAATCGTCTCGAAGCATGTTATTACGCAACTGCTCAACCAATGATCCAAAAGTATAGCAGTGATCAACTCACATTTGATATGGGTAGATCAAGGTCAACCCTCCCCGTACACAAAAAGAATGCTTTTGAACGCCAATTTGTCAGTACTGCGGTATCCAAAATTCCAGGCGATCAGACGAAATTTGCCGAATGGTTATATGGTGCTAAAAATGCTCCAATGTGTAAAAGTGATGGTATTCAATGTAACCCAAATGCGCGAGGTGTTCAGCTCGAAGCATTCGCGGGAATTGGAAATGATGGAGATGTTAGAGGACTCAGAGGTGGGGGTAGAGTAAGAGGCGGTGGAGGAACGTATAGTTAGATTAATATTCTCATGTAATAATAAATGGCATACCAACTTCAACCTGGTCTATTCATTGTTGATAATAAAGGCGCTCTCCCCCCCGTCCGAGCTACTGATGAAGTTTTTGTTTACCCTCAGCCCAGCCACTTAAATAATGGGTCACGTCCTAATACAATGTTGTATGGTACGGCACCCTATATGGCCGGAAAAGGTTCACCAGCTGAATTCATTGAGACGAGTGACCAACTTAGACCCCAATCAACTTCCCGTTTCAATAAAACGATTGTCCAGACGCATGAACGTAATCTATTTCCCTTAAACAATGTGGAATGTAAAGTTCCCCTGCGTACCATTAAATATGAACCCGCTAGTACCCGTGCCGATGTCCAAAATGGACTGTTTCAGAAAAGGTATGTTAATAAAAATGTCAGTAAGAAATAAGAATGGCTGATCCTATTTCACTGTTAGCTGTGGCAGGTCTAGTATATGCCGGAAGGACATTTTCTAAAACTGAAAAATATAAACCAGAAAAGCAAAACGTTATACCGGGTGGTGGGGTTGATGCAATTTCATCTAATTCAAACAGTGTTGACAATGTAGATCGGGGCTTTGGGAGCAATGGTGGATCATTTCCAAGTAAAGTGGAAAATGAAAGTTTCGCTGATATAACTCGACAACAACGGAGTAGTGGACAGGAGGTTCTCAATATGCGCAACCGTATGTTTGATCATGGGCGCATGAACAATCTTTCCCCAGTAGAGAAGCAACTTGTTGGTCCAGGTTTGGGGGTAAATGCTAGTGTACCAGCCGCTGGTGGGTATCAACAAATGTTTAGGGTCAACCCAGTCAATGTCGGCGAATATAGACTTACCACTTTACCAGGACGTTCTGGTCCCGCCGCCGACCAATCTGGTGGTCGATCAGCTAAGGTTGGTCAACTTGCTCACAATAAACCTGAGACAACAACTTTCCTCCCATCTCGATTGCCCACTATGGCTGGCCGAGCTCAGGGGATGACCGGTGTTGTAGCTAGAAATGAACATGAACGAACCAAGAGAACTACAAATCGTTCAGAGACTGGTTTACGCAATGATGGTCTGGGATTTAATGGTGCGAAACGCATGGTATCAGGTCAAACATTGTCACAAGATCCCACACGATTCAAGGCGGATCGCAATGATGAACAATATCAATACAACAATCAACCCGCTCCAGGTATTCACAGTTTCCATGGTGCTTACACCACGAATGTGTCGAATAAGGTTACAAGTAAAACGAATGAAGAGCTTATGAAATATGGTTTCCGCCCAGAAGATCGTCGTGGTAAACCTAACCGCATCGGTAACGCTGGTCGTATGAATGTTCGTGAAAGTGCCCTGAAGCAGGGTGGTGCTCTTACATCAGTACGGAGTGATACCACTCGCATAGATGGACGTGTCAATGGTGCGAATGGTGGATGGACACAACAATATCAGAACAAACCATTCCATCAATTTAATTCATACAAGGGTATTGAGAATCCAAACACAAAGCGTCTCGATATTGCGGCGAAACAATTAGAAAATAACCCACTTTCACACTCACTTTATCGTTAATCAATTGTATATATTGTTGAAAACATTCATTAAAATAGTATCCCCTTATTTTAATGAAGGTACATAACCTCACGATCGATAGTAATCAGCGTGATTCGAGTGTATATCCCAATTCTAATAACTACGTCATTACGTTAGAAAATCCTATATATGACGTCGGGGAGATACGACTTATATCTGCACGTATTCCTACACCTCAATCACCTTCACCAAATTCTTTAATTTTGAGATTATCTTCGGGTTCCGATGAACTTAATCAATCTGTGTATGTGGGAAAACCGACGGGTAGCTCCCAGAAGGGAACACCACATTATACTGGTCATATCCTTCTTAATGGTGCAACAAGTATAACATTTAACGGTTCCGATGATCCCCTCGTACACCGATTTCACTCAGGGCCACAAAAGATGATAAAAGATCTTGGAATTGAATTTTTGTACATGGATAACGGTGTTCTCACGGGATATGAATTTGGAAACAATGATCATGTATTAAAATTCGAGATAAAATGTTCAACTGACAAATTAGAAGGTTTAACAAAAGTTCCAATAGATACAGTTACTAAAAAGGAAAGCACGAAGAAAATAAAGAATTCAATCAAAAAAGAGATTCTTTATAACCAAGAGGTGTATATTTATATTGGTATCATTCTGTTTATAGGTATGATGCTTATCTTCCTAATGAAAGGAAAACCGATTAGCGAGAAATAGCGTAGACTGGTTGAGCAGGCTTGGATACGCGACTAGAGACGGTAGAGATCATCATGTATACCGCAATGGACAACAGTGTAGTGAGCACGGCAGTAAGACCGTACTGCGCACCACCGTTCTTGGGTACCTTAATGACCTGGTTAATAATGAACCTAACAACATCCATCCAAGACATGGCGGCCGCGAAGGAGAAACCGGCGACAATCGCGTTCAAAGATTGAGTCTCGAGCTCCTGAGTAACAAGGGTGACAGTTTGCATAGCCGCCTTCATCGTGAGTAATATACTATAGGTTAGGAAAATTATTCACTCCGGTAATAGATTTTCCTTCTTAATCTTTTTGTACCCTGTTTTTTTACCATTTTTACAATTTGTAAAGAGATTATCATCTCCTGATATCCCCTCACTTGAGCTACTATCCGAATCATCGTCACTATATACATGTAGTTTTACACCCGAATCATCAAAATTCCACCCATCAGGTTCCCATGTAGTCATTACTATTAATAGCATTTTTTAACATGATTTCTGACGGATTTTGTGGAACCCACTCATCCCAATGATCATATGCGTCATTCACCTGGATAAATGTTTCATCTGTTCCCGAATAACGAACAAATGGTGGGCATTCCTCAATTGAGACAATTTCCATTTCTTCATCGGAATCTTCTTCATCGTCATAGATTTCGGGGAACATGGGTCCTATTGTGGTACCTACAGTGTACATAACACAGTATTTCAATGCATACTCCATGTCTTCCGGTAGAAGTGTATCTCTACCACAAGCCTTGGAATATTCAGCCGCTAAAAGAGTGCCTCGTTCAATGACAGGAAGAAGAATATTAGTCATCGTCTCTATATACTGCTCCGTCATCATATCCCCTTCTATACCAAAACCAGATTGCATATTCATATTTATTATTAATAATTAAAAAGAGTTTCGATATTTTACTCATTCAATGACTTACGTCTTCGCGTTTCCTCAGGAAATGAGTAAAATTATGCTAAATAAAACGAAATCTTACAGTAGATGAACCTTCAGTTGAAGAAATTCAAACCTGAGACGATCGCAGATGATCGGGTTTGTGTGTTTATAGGGAAGCGCAATACAGGTAAATCAACTCTTGTGAAAGATATAATGTACCATAAAAAACATCTTCCAGCTGGAATTGTACTTTCTGGTACAGAAGAGGGTAATCACTTTTATTCGAATTTCATTCCAGACTTGTTCATTTATGGAGATTATGACAGAGATGCGATTGAACGAGTAATGTCCAGACAGCGTAAACTAGTAGGCGCAGGACGGTCAAACTGTGGGGCATTCATGTTATTGGATGATTGTATGTACGATAATAAATTTTTAAAAGATACCTGCATTCGCCAATGTTTTATGAATGGGCGTCATTGGAAGATATTTTTCATGTTAACAATGCAATATGTAATGGATCTTCCACCAGCACTTCGAGCCAATGTCGACTATGTTTTCATTCTTCGTGAAAACATTATTCAAAATAGAGAAAAGTTATATAAATCTTTCTTTGGTATTTTTCCGTCATTTGATATGTTTTGTAAAGTAATGGACGCGTGTACAGAAAATTACGAGTGTCTCGTATTAGATAATACAGTCAAATCAAATAAGATTCAGGATTGTGTATTTTGGTATAAAGCATCAGTTCGAAAAAACTTCAGGGTTGGTAGCCCCCAATTGTGGAACCTACATAAAAAAATGTATAACCCGAAGCATGTCGCCCAGCCTGAACAGGATGCAAAGAAGGCGACGAAAAAATCGAATCTCACAATTACTAAGCGTAAGTAACTGCGTCACGTATTATAATAGAAAACATAAGACTATAATATATGGCTGCTTCTAACGACGTTCCCACAATGAATCTTTTTGATGACGGTGAGGGTATGATACCTTTACATGAGAATAACCGACCCTCCACAGCGTTTAAACAACCTGAAAATAATATAAGTACACATAAAGACACCATGGATTCTACCCCCATTAACGATATTATGATGGACCCACCTTCAATGAGCGAAGACCCCAGAGCGCAGGGTATTATGCCACAAATGGTCGCTGCTCAACCCCAGCATGCCTACCCCTCCAATGATTCAAATCAAAAGAAAGTCAAAGAAGTTCCTGACAGTAAGAACCCCTTGAACATGACCGATGATCAGCTTACCGCAGTCATTGTGGCCGTTGCCACCGCTATTGCCGTCAGCAAGCCTATCCAGGATCGTCTTGCGACCTCTATCCCCAAATTCCTTAACGAACAAGGGGGTAGAAGTATGGTTGGTTTAGCAACGACCGGTGCGATCGCAGCTATAATTTTCTTTGTTTCGAAAACCTATATTATTAGGGTTTAAGCTACTGGCATCATGTTGTTATAGATACTGTTATCTATACCACTAAAATATGTAGCCAAAGCACCAACTGTGAAAGCAGCTATTAACACAGCACTCAATTCCAGATGCTTCGTTCTATCGCTCTTATGAAAATTCTTGACTGTATCCTTGGACCGCTTCCACATTTCGTTTATCGCGAATACGACAATGAGTGCGAAAAGGGACGACATAGCAAAGAAAGATCGATCGACCGCAAGACGGGGGAAACTACCTACAATAGCGCGAGCGGCATTTGGAATCACAACCGTGAGGAACACAAGGTTCATGTAATAATTGTCAATATGTTTGGGAACTTGGGTCACGGCGTAGAATACAACCCAAGCGAAAATCGCCGAGAGAAGGTCATTCACAGGAGTTTGCATTTATAGTATTCCGATATTATTATTTATCCTGAATATACTGTCCACAAAATTTGGTTTTATCAGGTAATTTAGTGTAAATACCGATTGATTCACAAATTTCTCTTAATTCTGTGTAATTATTCCAAAAGTTAACTGAATGGTCCCATTCGGGTACAGTACTATGTGAGAGTTCATGAATAAGGACATGCATGATTTCGTTCGTGTGTCCATCTAAACATACAGTTATGTCCGCTCCCTTGTTTACATTAAATCCGACCGTACTGGACATCTTCTTAACACCTGTAAGAGGGATAGGGCGCACAAGGACTTTAAACTTTTCATTGTTCGTCTTCTTGAGATGGCTTCTGAGAATTTTATATCTTTCTTTCACTTCTTTAAAAACGCGTGGTTCACGTGTCAGAAACAATATGAGTATGTTGATGAGTAATAATACAATAAAAGGTATCATCTGGTATATACAAAGATAAATTTACTATACAATTCTGAGATTGGATTCCCTCGAAGTCCCTCCCAAAGTTGTAATTTAAACCCCAACTCTTCTAAATGTGTCACCAAAAGATCCTTGTACCCAACCGGTTCAGATTTAGGTCCATCTGCGTAATATGGGGTATCCGTGAGATTGACAAATAGCTTTTCCCCAAATCCACCATTACCATGTTCTTTGAGTTTAAAAAAGTTTCCCATTTCATCTTGTAGAGGCGTCTTGAAGATAATTCGTTCTGAATCTGGGATGATACCTATCAACTTTCCACCATGTTTAATACGTTTTCTAATTTCATGAATAGAACTGAAAAATAGATTTTTCGAAGCGAATATATAATGAAGTGAAAAATTAAAACAGATGAGATCAAATTTTCTGTTAGGGCAATCATGAATATCACCATCGTAGAAATTTACACGCATGTGCATATTCTTAGCACGAGATTTAGCCTCCACAAGTGCTAATGGTTCTGGGTCACACATATTTATATTTACCCCACATTTATGCCATTTTTGAAGATCCCCACCAAAACCACAACCGACATCTAATATATGAGTACCTTCTTCAGTAACAGACTGTATCAAAGATCGTTTCGCATCATTGTGATTCTTACGTATCTCCTCCATTATCATTTTATATATATATTCTTTAACATTGTATCTATTACTTAGGGCTTAAAGTTTAAACTTGTATGAAATGTATAATGTCTCTCGAAACTGACTATACTACCGTTCCCGGGCAAGTCTTCGCGTGTATCTCTATTGTTGGACCAGAATGTCCCCAGAAGAATGATAAATTTGGTATTAAGCTCCGTGGTGCTTTCGGTACCCGTGATGAAGCCGCTAATCACGCTAAGCGTCTTCAGAAGGAAGACCCCACCTTTGATATCTATGTTGTGGAACAATATAAGTGGCTCCTGATTCCTCCTGACCCTAGTAAGATTGAAGATGTACACTACACCAACGAAAAGCTTGAAGAAATTATGTCTGGATACAAGGAAAATCAAGCACAGGCTGCGCGTATGTTTAACGAGCGTAAACAAGGAATGAAGGCTGATAAAACTAATATCATACCAGGTGATGAGAATTCTCACTATTACACGAAGGCTGACGAGGCACCAATTTCTCACCCAGCTGAGATTATGGAACGCCTAAAAAAGGAGAAACCCGATACTCCTATGGAGGATCTTGTTAGGGAAGCAGACGAAATCGTCGCACAAGAAGTCAAAGACCTTCAAAAGAAACGTGAAGAAAATCTGAAATTGGATGAAGTCAAGGAAGAGGAAGAATCTGGGGAAAAATAATTTTCACATCTAATACTAAATGATAACTACATTAGTTACCGTCATCATTGTGAGTGCGTTCTTTATATTGTTTTTTAAAGGGAAAATTTCAAAAAACAAAAGGAAAATAAAAAAAATACATAGGAAAGTTGAGGCGAGTACTACCGCTGGCTTTGTAAAGGATACATATAGAGATCCTTTCATTAATCATTTCATCCCCCCTAAAGTTGGGAATATAGGAAAATTTGTGGCATTCTCAAGCATACCTGAGAATCACTGGTTGCATGGTTTTCCCCATAAAAAAGCCAAGTAAAAATACAGCAAATGCTATTATCCAAGTTGACTTCTCTACATTCTTGAAAAGATCAGATGATTCCTTTTCTTGATATTGTGGTTGGGGTTGATATTCTGATGGATGAAAATAATATTCCTCCTCACGTTGAGGTTTATCATTACTTTCATCTTTCTCTTCTGGGACATCCCCGAGCACGGGGTTGTATTCGATAGGGTTACCAATGTCGGTTTCCATTTCTGAAATAACGTGGGTTTTTTTTAAGCGTCTTCTTCCTCACTTTCACTTTCATCTTCTACCACGAAATCTTTGAGATTACCATTTTCGTCGGCATCCTCTTCTTCTTCTGAATCATCTTCGTCATAAACTTCATCGTCTGTGTCAATATCAGAATCTAAATCTGTATCATGTTCGTCTGTAGCGTAATCATCCTCTAATACATGTTCAGTAGGTTGAAATAATACAGGTTTCTTTATATATCTTCCTGAACGAGTGCGGGTTACTATAACCATTTAACTAGTATTAACTATTATTGTTTAAGTAGTTTTATAAGATTATTGTCTGTTAATACGTATGTTCTTGCCTTGTTTTTCTTTCCCTTACATAATGGACATTGTTGTGTCACTTTATTTCCATTAATTGTGTAGGACATAACATGTTCGGTATGTTCACCTCGTATAGATTCACAATAAGATGAGGTAGTAAGTGCAGTATAACTTTTATTAGTTCGCCTGATACTCACGATTGATGTATCAGATTGTCCAGGTATAAAGTTACGAATAAACTTTTCAATTAAGGGTTTAGTATCTTTTTGGTTAAATTTAGTTTTTTCTACATTTTTTTTAATTTCGGGACACTTTTGAAGTTCTTCTCTCTTAGGGTATAGTCGGTCGATGATAGGAGATGGAAGTTCGTGTCGACGTCCACAAAAATCTTTACAAAATCCATCTCTTCGTCCACGTAACGTTTCACATCTACAAAAGCATTTCTGTATAATTAACTTCCCACTGATGATAAACCAAATATGATTTGAATTATGATCCCTTTTCAAATTTTCACAATAGTTTGATGTAGTTGCTACAAGAAACATCGTTTTATGTTTAAATATTTTAGTGATAAATGCACTAGATTGACCTTCCATATGTTTTCGGATAAATGTTTCTATAAGAGATTTAACTTCTTCATCCTGAACTTCATCTTTAGTCTCTTCATCTGTAAATGCACCCTCCCGTATAGGTGCCGATGGTGGTTGAATAAATACATTTTGGGGTAAGTCCGTTCGAACAGCAGACATCTTTAGTAATTCAACATCTGGTGCCTGTTCAACACGAATAATTGTACTCAATGGTTCTGGTGTGTACATGAAAACTGGTAGATATGATAATTGATTTACCTTCCCATTTTCACACCCAGAACATCCTTGTCCATCACATGCTTCGTGTTTAGCCTTTTTATACGACCATGGCATACGAAATCCACTTCCCTTGGTTTTCCTATATAAATCGCCATATACAGAAGAGTCTATTATTTCGTTCCAATCTGTACCACTTTTAGCTTTAGAGAGCGCAACGAGTACATGTTCCCTGAGAGCGATCGCAGACGTCTGATCAACGACGAAATTCGGCCAATTTAAGTGTACACCAGTCTTCACAAGGGTTCCACATTTCTTTGGAGGTGATATAGATATGAGACATTTCTTACCACCATGACGTTTGACCTTGTCACAAATTATTTTACAAATAGATTTGATATCATCAATAGATAGAGAATCTTCATTCTTATAGTCAATGTCAATGAAAAAATTATATGTTGGGGTTTTCTGTTCAACTACAAATAGTTTTTCACCATTTTTGATAACCTCTATATATTTATCATAAAAGTCATTCAATCTATCAAATGGCACAGAGAGTTTTCCTCCGTCCATGAGCACATGTGATAGATTGGTTGCATTATTAAATTTTTGAGTTGCACACCAACTCTTGAACATATCTTTTTATTCGTTTTCTTCTCTAAACCACTTCATAATTGAAACATCTTGGAATTCTACTTTTTCAGAAAGTTCCTTTTTTATAACAAGAAGTTCATAAACTGTTTTAGTAGCGTTCTCATCTTTCCATTTTTCAATTTCTTCCTCACAAAATCCACGGTTTTTATCAAGTAAATTTGTGATCTGATGTAAAATGAAAGCCTTAGACTTCATTATTTAATAGAAAATGTTTTTCTATTCAAAGAACTTATACACGAATAGAATTCTGGATTTTTTATGATATTGTCTATAATGAGTTTCCACCGCTTACGTCCATTGAACTCTTCGAGTGTATCAAAACTCATAAAATCATTTTCATCATACGTTTTTTTATAGGGTTGATGGAGTGCTTTTTTTATTGAAGTCTTCTGTTTTTCATCGTAAAATTTTTTAACAAGATCTTGTTGTTGTGATTTATTGTAATTAACAAAAAATACAAAGACGTTGTATTCTAAATCAACAGTTGGACTTTCTTTATGTATAAACTTAAATTCAGTATATTGACCATTTTTTAAAGATACGACACCCCGTGTTTCCTCCTCTAATTCTCTAAGAGCACATCGTAATGGGTTATAGATTTCTCTTCGTCTACATCCTCCTGTAACAAAAATCCAATCCTTAAACCTCCAATCCCGAACGGTGAGAAATTTTGGTTTTCCATCCGCGAAACTGACAGGTATTGCAATTGCTTTGTACTTCTTCATTGCGCATTCGCAAGTTATATTATGTTGACATGTTTATTCCTACATTTTTCCCCTCTTCTGGAGTTATTTCAGAAAGACTTTCATCATCGTCGTCATCACCACCATCAAGTCCATTCAATCTTTCCATAACATCTTCCGAGAATTCCTTAAGTTCATAGAGTTCCTCCTTAGTCTTATTCAATTCACGGAGTAGAAAAATGACACCGATTACACAAATAGCAGTCGCGATCATCATAACATTTTCGTGGTTGAAGGGGATCATCTAATGTATTTAACCATTTTCTTTTTAAGCTTTCTACATCACAGTCCCCATTAGTGTTCTACCTACAGGAGGACATTCATACGGGGTCTGAGCAAATTGGACGGCTTCGTAATGCGCATTTTCACATGATTTATCCGTCGATGGTGAAGGATGACCGATGAAGGTTTCAAGTGTCCTGGATTTAGGATCGTACGTCAATACAAAAACGATGGCGAGAAGGAAAATGAGAATCCACATTTACTGTTTAGTTAGAATATAATAAGCCACCCATACCATTTTCGATACGGAGGATGTTGTAGTTTACGGCGTAAATATCCTTGTTGACCGAACGGGTATCGTTGACGATACGAGCCGAGTCAAGTCGGGAAAAGTTTAGAGTACCAGTGGGCTGGAGCTTACCAGTCTCAAGGCAGAAGGGGTACGTGAACAATTTGGTAGAAGGGGTACCATTCGCGTGGGAAGTGTGGTAGTAAAGGGGAACCGAAATGAAGTTGGGGTTGGCGAATTTGAAATCAGCCACATCGGTACCGTTGATTTGAAGCTTGAGCTTATTGTCGTCGTTGAGGATCGCCAAACCACCAGCGTTGGTGGTAACCAAATCAGTACCAGCGGATGCCAGATACTTCACGGGGTGGTTGAAGTTGAGTTCCTGCATCTTGGAACCAGATGAAATCGCCTTCTGAACTTGGGTGATGAGCATATTTTGGGGCTTGGAAGCGAAGATTTCACGTTCCTGGCTATCAAGGTACGCGTAGTTGGCATACACATCCCATTTGAAACTGTTATCAGCGGCGTTGTCACCCCAAGTGATACGGAGCTCAACATCATGATACTGGAGAGAGATGAGGGGAAGGGCAGTTTGCCAGTTTTCACAGAAAGCGAATCGAAGAGGGTAGAAACGCTCGGCTGTAGCACCACCGTAAAGGTCAGCACCAACCGACTTGGATGAAGCAGTTGAAGAAAGAGTTGGCGCGATGAGGGTTGAATAAGTTGAATCATGTTCGTCAATTAATTGACCACCAATTAGTAATTCAACTTTTTTGATCACGGTAGTCCAATCAGCGACTGATTGAGTTGCGGTACCATTATTGGGTACGAGGTATACATAGTTGAGCATATCACCCTTTCGTTCGAATCGAACGGTAGACATACCATTATTCGAGACGTTGCCCTGAATGACCTGACGTTCGACAGTTTGAGAAAAGTTTGTGTGACGCTTGTAAGTAGACCTGAAAAAACTGACTTCTGGTTGACCGACGAGGTGCACATCCTGGGCACCGACAGCAACGAGTTGGGCAATACCACCAGACATTTTATATTATATGGAGAGTTTATTTTTAAGCTCAGTGAATCCAAATGTTTGATGATTTATATACAAGTGAATTTGTCATCTAGGATGGAGACAAACTTTATTACAATAGTGTAATTATTACCTTACCATGACCGTCATTGGTATCACCTAAGTTTGACTGATTGGTACCATTATTATAGGAACCACCACCTCCAGCGTCCATATAACTGCTCCATTGACCGGAACCACCACCACTATACCCACCACCACCACCCGAGGACAAGCCGCCAGCACCACCACCACCACCAAACCCACCGTAAATTTCGGGACCGCCGTGACCGCGACCACCTTGACCACCCCGACCACCGTTCGTGAAGGATCTAGACGGATCACTACTATTGTACCCATCGGCACCATTACCTGTAAACCCAGCACCACCAGCAGCGTATTGGGATTGGCCTCCACCACCACCGCTTCCACCAGGCATTGCGTTGTTCTGAGCACCACCTCCCGTGCCACTGGTCCCAGTGGTTCCACCATCACCGCGACGATTAGTCCAGCTAGTCTGGGCACCGCCACCACCACCACCTGCGATGACCAGTATCGAAGCGTTTGAGTTATACGGTGTTCTAACGACAAATGTACCACCACCACCAGAACCAATTCCTGGCTGGCTAGTATTTTGGGTATGTGTCCCGTTGACTCCATTCTGGCCTACTAGTATTTTAATGATTTCACCTGATGTCAATGTGAAATCTCCGCGCATACGAGCACCATAACCACCACGGTACGAAGAGCTGCCACCTCGGTCACCCCATTCACTTTTCGCTCCGAATGCCTCAATCCTGTACGATCCCGTAATGGGAACGGTCCATTCCTGTATTCCTCCGTAAGTGCCCGTAACGCTCAAAAAATTGTCGCTACCTGGTTGGTCATTTGTCCATGAAGGTGAATACGCGGACCTCATTTGGCCGATTGTGGGACCAGTCCGCCCCGTCGCACCCGCATTCGTGAACGTGAATGGGTTTTGAGTCCAGTCGTACATACCAAGGCTGATAACGAATACTCTGTCTGCGAACAATAGATTGACATTATCAGTCACTCTAAATGTTACCTCCGTTCTAAAAGTGCTATAACCCGCGTCGATAGTACCCGATAGTACACCTGTACTTGGGTCTAAAGTGAGACCTGGTGGTAAGTTAGCTGAAACTACAGAGAATGTTCCCGCCCATGATCCACTCGATGACACATCACTCCCATCTTTAGCGACTAATGTGATCGAGGTGGAGCTAGATTTATTAAAAAAGAAGTTAACAGTAGTCGTCGTCCACACAGGTGTTAACTTAATCATAGCGGTACTAGTAGCCGAGATACTCGATGCGGCGGTGATTTTAACTTTATACGGTTGTTGTGCCCTACTGTACCCACCACTCGCCCCAAGTGACCCCATTTTAAACGTTATTTCCGTACCAGCAGCGTTTGGTGTTGTCACGTCGAAAACATTGTATACAGTTCCATTTTGGCCTTCCAATTGTACCGTCGACCCGTCAGTAATACCAGTACCTGTAGCCGTGAATACCTGGGTTGATGTATCAATCAATTGTGACTTAAAATTGAAGACCTGGGCTGACCCATCGTCCGAGAGAGCGCGGTCATCGGCGTACGCTCCCACGATGGTATGGGTCCCATCCCCTGAGATGGCGACACTATGACCGAAGTAGTCACTGGAAGCTGGGGTCACCGTGCCAGCGTTGTTGAACATGCGGAGCATTTTGTTGAAGGTCCAGTCGTTAGTACCTGTAGTTCTGTCAAAGACATAGGCTGACCCAGCGTCACCCCCACCCAAAT